AGTACATGGATGCACTCGCGGTGCAGTTGATTCGTGGAACGGACAAGCCTGACTTGATCGTTGCCGACAACAACTACTATCGCCTGTACCTCCAGAGCCTCCAGAGCATCCAGCGTATTACGGACTCGGGTTCGGGTATGGCTGGCGCGGGCTTTGCTGCCCTCAAGTACTACGGCGCGGGCATGGCCTCCGACGTTGTGCTGGATGGTGGTATCGGTTCGTCCACTTACAATAGCGGTGCTGGCAACAGCAACCATATGTGGTTCCTGAACACCAAGTATCTGCACTTCCGTCCTCATAAGGATCGGAACTTTGTGCCGATTGGCGGTGAGCGTCAGGCCGTCAACCAAGACGCAATTGTGAAACTGATTGGCTGGGCCGGTAACCTCACCTGCTCGGGCAGCCAGTTCCAAGGCGTGTTGATTGCTTAATTAGGGAGTACACGAAAATGGCTATTATTGTTAATGGGTTCGCGTACCCCGCCCTTGGAGACACCCAGCCGTCGGCTGCTGTCAACGTGGGTACGGTTGTCACTCTTGATGACGGCGGCATGGCTGTATACGTACAGGCTGCCTCCAACATCTCGCAGTACAACGCTGTGGCTATCCCCAACACCAACATTGCCGAGAACGCTACGACTGCCCGTGTTGCCAATACCAAGCGTATTGGTTTCGCACAGGTGTCCATCGCCTCGGGCGACTATGGTTGGGTGCATCTTGGCGGTAAGGTTCGCGTGAATGTGTCGGCTTCCTGCCTCCCGGCGGTTGCCCTCTACACCACGACGACCGAAGGCCGTCTAGATGACGCTACGGTGTCGGGCGCTTTGGTTGCGGGCGTGGTCACCGAGTTGACCGCCTCTGCCACCTCTGCCATGACGGCTGTTGCGGCGTACAGCATGGTTATCCCGGTTCCGTCTAACGCGACCCCGTAATCGTGCAAAAACTGGAACTCACGGTACAGGCTGCGGGCGATCCTGCCGAATTGGCAGAGAACGTGCGTTCAGCCCTGTCCCGTGGGCTTCCAGAGTTGGCCCCCGCTCCCTGCGTACACGATGGAACATTCGTATGCGTAGCGAGTGGGTGGTCAATGCCGTCCTTTATTGACGAGATTAAAGAGCATCGCAAGGCGGGCCGTCCGATTGTGTCAGTCAAAGCCGCGCATGACTTTCTGTGTGAGAACGGCGTGGAGCCTGATCTGTGGATTAACCTTGATCCTCGGGATCGTACAAAGGGCATCCAGCGGGCCAACGACCGCACCAACTACCTTGTTGCCTCTCGTTGTCCTCCTGTCACGTTTGAGCATCTGAAGGGTAAAAAGATCACCCTTTGGCACTCATGGACGGAAGGCGAGGAGATGAAAGCGATGGGTGCGGGCAAGTTAGCGATTGGCGGCGGTACGACTTCTGGCATGAGAGCCATCAACATTGGCTACGTCCTCGGGTTCCGCAAGTTTGTGTTGTACGGATACGACAGTTGTAACCGTGCCGATGGCATCAAGCGGTTTACGGGCGAAAAGACAGGCCCGACGCTGGATGTGTATGTGGGCGACGGCCCAGAAAAGCGTAAGTTTATTTGCAACGCTGCGATGGCGCAGCAAGCCAACGAATTTCAGATGATCTATACCGTGATGCCTGACATTGCGGTAGAGGCAAAGGGGCCGGGTTTAATCGCGGCAATCATTGAAGAACGACGCAAGATGAGTCTTGCAGCATAGGAGTATAGACATGGCATTTCCTTCAAGAGTTCAGGGTGCGGGTCAGTCGGGTGGAGCCACCACGGCGATCTGCGGTGACGTATCGGCCTCGGTGACGGCTGCGGGTTCATCCGCAACGGACGCGCAGAGTGTCAGCGCGGTAGTCACTCGCGTTTCCACGGCGGCTGCCAGCACGGGCGTAAAACTCCCGGTTGCGGAAGTGGGCGCGATGATGGTGGTGCGTAATGATGGCGCGAACACGCTGACGGTTTACCCGCAGACGGGCGCGACCATTGACGGCGCGGCCTCTGTTTCTGTTACGGCAGCCAAGGCGACGATGTTTTTTGGCACTAGCCCGACGACTTGGGTGACCCTCGCGGGAGCCTAGTTCGTGGCGATTCCGTCGCGGGTTTTAGGCGCAGGGGTAGATAGTCTAAAAACCGTTTCCATTTGTGGAGACGGTGTTAGCACCCTATCGGCTGCGGGAACCTCGGCGGGTGATGCAACGACGATTACTTACGTCTATACCAATGTCAGCACCGTCACGGCAGGGTCGGGGGTTAGACTCCCCCCTGCCGAGATGGGTGCGACGGTTATTATCAAAAACAGCGGCGCAAACCCATTGACCGTGTACCCCAACTCGGGCAACACGATCAACAATGCCGGTTTTGGCACAATCAACACCGATTGTTCCGCTTTGTTTTTTGCCGTAAGCAATACGCTGTGGGAAGAACTACAGGGCTTTGGTCGTGCAGTTCCGATCCTGCATTTCGGAGCGTTTTCGGATACCACCATACAAACGGCGGCATCCATTGATACGGCCTACGGCATGGTTTTTAACACCACCGACAGCAGCAACGGTATTTCCGTGGGTTCGCCAACGTCTCGGTTAGTCGTAGACAACCAAGGCGTGTACAACGTGCAGTTTTCGGCACAGTTGGATAAAACCTCGGGTGGTACGGGCAACATTTACATTTGGCTGCGTAAAAACGGTAGCAACGTGGCAAACACCGCGACCACGGTTGCTATTCAAGGCGCGGCGGCGCGAACGGTTGCCGCTTGGAACTTCATCATCCAGTTAGAACCCACCAATTACGTTGAATTGATGTGGGCAACGGATGATACGAGCGTTAGAATTTTGTCAGCCACCGCCACAAGCGTGTGGCCCGCGATTCCGTCAGTTATTTGCACGATCACACAGGTCAACAACCTGTAATTTCCCCACAGGAGAACGACGATGCCCCTAGATAGCGATGTAGCCAACGGCGACTCACAGTTGCAAGTTGAGTTTTTTGTGTCCGACGTTGAGAACTGGAAAGGCCATCCGTTTGTACGGATTATGATTCCGGGCGACAAGAACACGATTATTGAGCAGCCTGTACGCGAGGATCACAAGCGTAGATTCCCGCGCCAATGGCTTTACTTTCAAGCCAAGCAGTCTGAACAGGACGCAACGCCAATCGGCACCTCGCTGAACGAATGGGCAAAGGACGAGCCTGAAACCCTCAACCGGGGTTGGATTGAAGAACTACAGATATTGAAGTTTCAGACGGTGGAACAGGTGGCCTCGGCCTCTGACGCGCAGTTGCAGCGTATCGGCATGGGCGGTACGGGATTGCGTGAGCGTGCCAAGGCATACCTCACCAAAAAGAACCGCAGCGAGACTGCGGAAGAACTGGATAACACCAAAAAGCAGTTGGCTGAATTACAGGCGCAGATGGCAGCGTTGCTTGCTGACAAGCCCCGTAAAGGCCGACCGCCAAAAGTTAAAGAGGCGTAGATATGGCAACGATGCTGCAACTCGTCCAGCAAGTGACGGGTGAATTGGGCCTTCCCGTACCGGCAACGGTCGCGGGCAACCCCAACCAAGACGTTTCCCAAATTCTTGCGTTGATGAACGCTTGTGGGTACGAGTTGCTGCGTCGGGCCGATTGGCGCGAACTGACCAAACAGCATACGTTTTACACGGAGGCTATTTCGGTCAACGGATCGTGGTCATCGGCCTCGCAAACGCTGACGGTAGATAGCAGCGCAGGGATCAATGACACCTATCAGGTGTCGGGCCAAGGTATCCCGAACGCAACGTATGTGACCTCTGTGCCGAACGCGGTGTCGGTGGTCATCAACTATCTGCCGACCTCCACCGAGGTCAACCAGCCGCTTGCTTTCCAAAAGGTCAAGTACGCCCTGCCCGCTGACTATTACAGCACGGTCAACCGCACGCATTGGGACAAGAGCAAGCGTTGGGAGATGCTCGGCCCCGAGTCGCCGCAACAATGGGAATGGCTCCTCTCGGGCTATATCAGCACCGGCCCGCGTATCCGCTGGCGGTTGCTTGGTAAATACTTCCAGATTTGGCCCGGTGTGGACTCGGGTGAGTTGCTCGGCTTTGAGTACCGCAGCGCAGCGTGGGCGATCTCGTCTGCGGGTGCGTCAAAGAACTCGTTTACCGCCGATGACGATACGGCGGTCTACCCAGACCGCGTAATGGTTCTGGGTACGAAACTTAAGTATTTTGAGGCCAAGGGCTTTGACACGACCGCCATTTTCCGCGACTACATTGCCGAACTTGAAACGGCAGTTGGGCAGGACACGGCGGCTGCAAACCTTTCGTTTGCCCCGCGTCCGGGTACGGTGTTGATCGGCTACGACAACATCCCCGACTCTGGTTACGGATACGACAACTAATGGTCGTCGCACGCCGCAGACTCGTTCAGCAGCAGCGGGCCAATGTTGCCTCGCTTCCCTCGCCCGTGGGTGGCTGGAACGCACGCGACTCGCTTGCCAACATGGCACCAACCGATGCCGTGCAATTGGAGAATTACTTCCCCGGTGTGTCTAACGTCAATTTGCGTGGCGGTTATACAAAACACGCAACGGGCCTCCCTGATGACGTAGAAACGCTGATGACGTACTCGGGCGGCACAACGGACAAGTTGTTCGCCGTCTCCGATGGCAAGATTTACGATGTCACCTCTGCGGGAGCGGTTGGTGCTGCGGTTGTTAGCGGCTTGACCAACGCCCGATGGGAATACACCAACGTCACCACCTCGGGCGGCAATTATCTGTACGCCGCGAACGGCGTTGATAAGCCGTTGCTCTACAACGGGTCAACGTGGACACCGATTGACGGTGCGTCTAGCCCCGCGATCACAGGCGTTACGACGACAACGCTCACGCACCCAACGCTGTTTAAGAATCGGCTGTGGTTTATCCAGAAAAACACGCTTAAAGCGTGGTATTTGCCGACCGCGAGTGTAGGTGGCGCGGCGGTACAGTTTGACCTCTCTGCCGTTGCACGCCTTGGCGGTGTCCTCGTCAGCATGGCCTCATGGACGATTGACGCGGGTTACGGCGTGGATGACAACCTTGTATTTGTTACCGACAAGGGTGAGGTCATCGTTTATCGCGGAACTGATCCTGCGTCGGCCTCTACATGGGCCGTAATCGGTAACTGGATCGTCGGTGCGCCAATCAGCGAACGCTGCCTGATGAAGTACGGCGGTGACTTGCTGGTGCTGACGCTGGACGGGCTAATCCCAATGGCCTCGGCCCTACAGTCCTCCCGCCTTGACCCCAACATCGCGCTATCGGACAAGATTCAAGGTGCGTTTGCGGCAGCAGCAGCGACTTACCAAAACAATTTTGGTTGGTGTTTGCTCTATAACGCCAAAAACAACGCGCTGATTGTCAACGTCCCCGTGCGCGATGGCGGGCAAGAGCAGTTTGTGATGAACAACATCACAAAGGCGTGGTGCAAGTTTACGGGCTGGCACGCTTACCACTTTGCGATCCTCAACGACGAACTTTATTGGGGTGGCGCAGGGTTTGTCGCAAAGGCGTGGACAACCGGCTCCACCGGCTACACCGACGATACGAGCAACATCCAAGGTCGGGTGCTGCAAGCGTTTAACTACTTTGAGACGCGAGGCGTAAAGAAAATCTTTACCCGTGCGCGTCCGTCTATTTTCAGCAACGGCACGCCGTCCATCACGGTCGGCATGAACGTGGACTTCAATATCGCCGACAACGTGGCCCCGCTGTCGTTTACGCCCCCGGTTGTGGGGTTGTGGGACACCGGCCTATGGGACTCGGCGATTTGGGGGTCTGACCTTGAGATTCAGAACAACTGGCAGGGTGTGACAGGGGTTGGTTACTGCGGTGCGATTCAGTTGCAGAGCAGTTCCAACAAACTAAACATCCAATGGGCATCCACAGACGTAGTGTTTCAACTCGGATGGGCTGGCATATAACAAGCGGCCCCGATGTGGGCGAATGGGTGTGTCAACAGACGGGCGGCGGTTATCACGCCGAACGCTCCAACGCCATTGGGCTACGCAAAGGCGACGAGTTGGTGTGTGGCGTGGTGTACGAGAACTGGAACGGGCGATCTATCGTCTGCCATATCGCGTTCCTTGACCGCCTAACCCCCGCCTACCTTGCCGCCGTTTTTGATTATCCGTTCAACGTCTGCGGGGTTGACAAAATCATCGCCCCCGTCAGCAGCGGGAACGTGAAAGCGTTAAAACTTGTGAGTAATATGGGTTTCACCGAGGAAGCGCGTCTGAAGGATGCCGACACCAACGGTGATATTGTTTTCCTGACCATGACACGCGATGCGTGTCGTTTTTTAGGACACCGTTATGGGCAAAAAATCGCCAGCACCTCCACCGGCACCTGATTACGCTGCCGCCGCGCAGCAGCAGGGCCAAGCCAACCTTGAGAGCGCACGCCTCACGGCACGCCTTTCTAACCCCAACATCAGCACGCCCCTCGGCGGGCAGCGCGTGACGTTTGGGCGCGATGTATTCAACCAACAGGCTTACGACAAAGCCATGGCTGACTACAACAAGCAGTTAGAGGCGTACAACGCTGCTAAAGCGTCGGGCCAGCCGTACACACCGCCGCCGTCAGGAAGACCAACCGGCCTCCCGACAGGGATGCCCGGTGGCGCAATAATGGGTGGGCGATTTGAGCAAGATGATTTTGCGCGTGCAGCGGTGGAGCCGGGTGGTGAGTTGGTATACCCCGATTATTTGGCAGGAGGCGGTTTACGCTATGACCCAACATCGGGCGCACCTGTCGCACCGACGCGGGAACAGTTTACGACCCGCACCGATTTAGACACGCCCTTTATTGAGCAGTATTTGACCCCCGAGGCACAGGCGACCCTAGAGGCGCAGCAGCGGGTAGAGAAGGCGTTAGCGGGCCTTGGCGAACAGGCTATCGGCACGGTTCGGGACGTTTACGGGCAGAAATTTACGCCGACAGGGTTGCCCGAGCAGCAGTTTGGGTTTAATTACGGTCAATTGCCGACCGCCCCTGATCTTGCCGCAATGGGTCGGGCGCGAACCGACGTACAAGCGGGTGAGATTGCCGCTGGCCCACAGGCAGGGCAATACGGTTTTGCGGGCGGTGGCCCTGCTGCGCCCGGCGAGATTGTAGGCGCAAATCTGACGGGGATTGGCGGTGTGGGCTACGGCCCAACGGAAGGCCAGTACGGCTTTGCACGGGGCTTTGTGCCAACCGAGCGACTCCAGCAGGGAGTTGATACCCGTGGCCTTGCTAACCTTCCTGTAAGCGCAGGAATGACAGGCCAACAGGCAATTCTTTCTCGCCTAACCCCGCAATTGCAGCGCGAACGTGCCTCATTGGAAAACCAACTCCGCAACCAAGGTTTGACACCGGGCGGTGAGGCGTACAACCGCGAAATTGAACTCTTCAACCAGCGGGCAAACGATCTTCTTCAGCAGTCAGCGTTGCAGGGCATTGGCCTTGATGCCCAAATGCGGGCGCAGGGCTTTAGTGAGCGGCAGATTCAGGCTGAAATGGCTAACCAAGCGCGTCTCGGTCAGTTTGGTATGGGAACGCAGCAAGCGGGCCTCTATAACCAAGCCCTTCAGCAGAACCTTGCACAAGGATTGTCCATACAGGAGGCGCGTAATCGCGCACAAGCGCAGGATTTCCAGCAGCGTCTTGCCGCAGGGCAGTTTGGACGCGAAGGGCAACAGTTGGCCTTCCAAATGGGACAGTCGGCCTCCGAGGCACAGAATCGCGCCATCGCGCAAAACTTCCAACAGGCACTTGCAGCAACGGAAGCAGCGCGTGGTGGTGAGGCAATGCGGTTTGGTCAGCAGATGGATTTGGCTGGCCTCTACAACGCCGCACTCGCGCAAAACCAACAAACGGCCTTGCAACAGGCTCAAGCCGCTGCTGCACTTCAGTCGCAAGGTTTCAATCAGGCACAGGCCGCCGCAGCGTTCCAAAATGCACAGCGTCAGGCTGCTTTGCAGGAGCAATTGGCACTACGCCAACTTCCGCTCAACGAGATCGCCGCAATCATGTCGGGCGCACAGGTGCAGTTGCCGCAGTTCCAAGCCTACCAAGGCGCAGATGTCGCAGCCGCACCGATCTTTGGTGCTACGACCGCAGCGGGCGACTTTGCCCAAAAGAACTACCAGAACCAAGTTGCCGGTTACAACGCGCAAATGGGGTTACTTGGTGGCATAGCAGGGATGGCAGGGGCGGCTCTTGGCGGGCCGTTCGGCGGCGCACTTGGCGCAAAACTTTTCCCAACAAAGCCCGGCGGTGGTTAGCAGGTAAATTATGAGAACACCATACCAATCCTTTAACTCACCCCCGATGAACGGCGGTCGGGGTCAGCGTCTAGCGCGTATGCTCCAAATGCAGGGCCAAAGCCAGCAAGTGAGCAACAACGCAGGGGCGCAGACGGATATGCAGTACAGCCCCCCGCAGAACGCCGCTGATATCAACGGCGCACCGCGTCAGTACGGGCGTATGTACCCGCGCAGACCGAAGACCCCCGGCATGGTGAACCCGCAGGGCGGCCCAGATAGAGGGAGTTTTGAAAATGTCTAACGGAGTCCGTTATACCCCAACCTTTGCGATGCCAACGGAATACGAGCGTGCGGCAATGGAAGCCCGCCGCCGTCAGCGCATGGCAGAGATGCTTGCCCAACAGGCTTACACGCCGCAGGACATTGGATCAGCGCCGATCCCGTCTGCTGCCCCGCTGGTGCAGGGGTTACAGGCTTTCTTGACCGCTCGGCAGCAACGCAAGGCTGAAGAAGCGTTGGAGAAGGCAGAGGCCGCTGACGTATTAGAGTTTGAGAATTTGTATAAATCCGTTCGCCCGCAAGAGCGGGTTGCAACAGAACCCGATCCGTTTGCCGATCCGATGGAGATGGCAAGCAAGTACACCGCGCCCCGCATGGAAACTTACACGCCAAGCGAGGAGGAGAAGCGCACGTTGCTTGAGCGTACCGCGTTTGGAAAAGGCAGCCCAAGTGCTAAAAAATATGCTGCGGCGTTGTTGGCTGAAATGGATAAAAAGCCAGAAACAGAAGAATTTGGGACAACCCCGGTATTGTCGGAATCTGGCGAATACGTTGTATTTGGCAAAGGTGGAACGGCCCGTCCAACAGGCGTGCGCGGTGCGCCAAAAACGGCTGATATGCCAAATGCAGTTCGTGAATACGAATATGCCAAATCACAAGGTTACACCGGCAGTTTTGCTGATTGGGAGTTAAGTAATCGACAGGCTGGAGCGGCAAAATTTGTGATGCCATCCGAGGGCGAACGTAAAGATTCGTATAACTTGGGACGTATCGTTAATGCGTCAGAAACTATTAAAAATGCAATTGCCGAAGACCCAGCCGCCGCTACGCCGGGATTTATGGAAACGGTGATTGGCGCATTGCCGTTTATTGATGAAGCGGCTTATCTTGCCCAATCTCCATCGCGCCAAGTTATTGCCGCAGCGCAAGCAGATTTGATTGATGCATCGCTGACGCTTGCAACAGGCGCGGCGTATACAAAAGAGCAATTGCGCGGTCAATACGAATCTTTAATTCCACGACTCGGGGAATCTAAAGAAAGCATTGCGGCAAAGCGTAAGCGCGTAGATACGATAATTGAAGCGGCAAAGGTTCGCGCTGGCAGGGCATGGACTCCGCAGTTAGAAACCGCAATGAGATCAGCGTTTACAATGCCTATTTCAAAAGCGAAAGTTGATAATTCAGCGCCTCCCGAGGGAGTTGCTCCAGCGGAATGGGCTGTTATGACTCCAGAGGAACGTCAGTTATGGCAGAAATGACGTTAGAGCAAAAAAAGGCTTTGGCCCGCGCCCGCGCCCGCGCCCGCGCAAAAATTGCGGCATCTTCAGAGCGTCAAGCGTATGCTGCTGGGGAAAAAATGCCGTCGGCTGCAAAATCCGCACTAGCAGCAGCACAAGGTTTTACGTATAACCTTGCCGACGAAATTGCCGGGGCAATGGCAATGCGTGGCTTATCAGAAAGTCAACGCGGTGCCGCAATGGCTGGATTGAACGTACCGGCTGTGGAGCCATCATCCGTTTATGAGCCGGTAAAGCAACAGGTTCTTGGCGCAACGGAATCGTTTGCTCGGGAGCGTCCGGGTGCTGCATTAACCTCTGAAATTGCTGGCGCAGTTGCAAGCCTTCCGTTGACAATGGGCGCGTCAGCAGTCCCGGCGACGGCGGGCATGATTAGACGGGGCGCACGATTTTTGCGTCCGATTGTTGGGCAGAGCGCATTGGGCGCGGTTGGCTCAACTGAAGCCGAAACGCCTGAAGATTTTTCTGCGGAAGTCGCCAAAAAGACGGCAGAGGGTACGTTGTACGGTGGCGCGTTTGGCGCTGTTGGTAAAACCCTTGGCGTTTTAGGCAGACAAATCGGCCCTCGGTTACCCGGCGTGGGCGAACAACTTGCCACTACCCCCGCTCGGGAACGCCTCGCGCAGTTGTTAGAGCGTGATGCAGAAGCACGCATTATGTCAGGCGGCGATCCGATTACGATTGCAGAAACCCGATTGCGTAAGTTTGGCCCAGATGCGCCACTTGCGGTTACGGGTCGGGAAACCACCGAAGAACTCGGTTTGCTGCGGAACCTTCCGGGCGCACAACAGCGCATGATTGAGGCCGAAACGCGACGTATTCAGAAGCAACGCGGTGGAGCATTAGAAAGGGGCGCAGAGGAAGCAATGGACGCACAAGGCGTACCGTTCCGCGCAACCGTGCTTCAATATTCCAAAGATGCACAAGAAAAAGCAGCGCCGTTCTATCAGCAGTTAAAAGATCAAGATTTTGTTGTGGATAAAGGGTTGGCTGACTTGCTAGCCCGATCCCGTAGAGCGTTTGGAGAGGCTGAAGAACTTGCGGCGGTGCGTGGTATGCCCGCTGATCTTGACCTTGGCGCTGTGCGACCGGGTGACAGAGTGTCGTTTGAGGTATTGGATAACCTCAAGCGCACGCTGTACGACATTGAAGAAGCCGCAAAAGGTGAGTTTGGTAAGTCAACGGAAAAGAGCCGTGCTTATACCCAATTACGCCGCAGCCTAATTGCCAAACTAGACGAACTGTCGCCTAAAGACAGCAAAGGCCAAAGCATTTATAAGCAAGCCCGTCAGGCATTTGAGGGCGAAGCGCAGTTAGAAAGTGCAATGCGGCGTGGGCGTGATGCGTTAAAAGAGGACGCAGAGGAACTTGCCGCAACGATGGCTGATTTGGAGCCGTCACAACTTGAAGCGTTCCGCATGGGCGCGTTGCAAGGTATTCGTGATTTGGCTGGAACAAGCGCGGGTCAGACTCGCCTTCTTAACGTATTTAAAGAACCAACGCTGCAAGCCAAACTGCGAACTATTTTTGGCAACGACTTCCGCAAGTTTCAAAGAGCGATTACAGCGCAAGAGGAATTGCGTCGTGTAGAGCGTGCGGGCCAAGGTTCGCAGACGTTTAGATTAGGCGCACGGGCAGAAGATCAAGGAAACGTGATGGATGCAATTGACATTGCTCAATCGGCACAGGCCGGTGGCTTGCCGTTTGTGGAGCGTGTCAGCCGCAAGTTCTCGCAGTTGCGTATGCCTGAACAATCGCGGAAAGAATTGGCGAGATTATTATTGTTGCGCGGTGAACCCGCCGCAGAAGAACTAACGAATATGCGTGCATTTATGGAACGTCGTCGTCGCCAGCAAGCCCTTGCAGGGCAGTTAGCAGGGCGCACAGGCGCGATAACGTCACAGGAGTAGTACAGATGTCCTTCAATGGTTCCGGTTCTTTCTTAATCAATACCGCCGGTCAGCCAGTAGTTTCTGGCACCGTCATTTCATCCACCGCGTTTAACGCGCTGACAGCCGATTTGGCGACGGGTCTTTCCACCTGTATTACCAAGGACGGTCAGACCACCGTTACCGCCAACATCCCGATGGCGAACTTCAAGTTCACGGGCCTTGGCGCGGGGTCTGGTGCAGCCGACTCGGCAAACCTGTCACAGGTTCAGTCCACGGTCGTCAAACTCCTTGCCTCCGTTTCTGGCACCGACACCATCACGGCAGTCGGATCGCCCACGGTCGCGGCCTACGCTGCGGGTCAGATGTTCTATTTCGTCGCAGCCGGTGACAACACGGGCGCGGTCACGATCAACATTGACTCTCTTGGCGCAAAGGCGGTGACCCGTGACGGCTCCGTAGCCCTTGCAGCGGGCGACATCAAGAGCGGTGAGGTGGTGGTAATCGTCTATGACGGCACCCGCTTCCAAGTTGTCTCGCAGTTGAACAGCAGCGGGGATGCCCGCTTTGCCAACGTCTCTATCGCCTCGGCGCTAAACGTCGGTGGTGTGGCGACTTTCTCTGCGGGTACTGCCGCAGCCCCAGCCATCACCACAACCGGCGACACCAACACCGGCATCTTCTTCCCTGCTGCGGACACGATTGCGTTTGCGGAAGGTGGCGTAGAAGCCATGCGAATTGACTCGTCTGCTAACGTCGGCATCGGGACGAGTTCGCCAAACTACCAACTCCATGTCACAACCAACATTGCAGTTGGCGCGTCTGGTTTTAATCAGCAGTTGATTCTTGGTAACAACAGTATTCAGTCGCAGTTGCTGGGTACTGGATACACCAACATGAGCATACAGGCTCTTGGTGGGAATTTGGGGGTGGGCACAACCTCCCCCAGCGAAAAACTAGAAGTCGCAGGAGCCGTCAAACTCACGGCGGGTAACTTGAGTGTTGTGCCGTCAACAACCACTAGCGCAGCGGTCACGATTTGCACTAATGCTGGCGGTACGTTCTTTGCTGGTTTGGACAACAGCACAGGCGGTACGTTTGGCAAAGGTAACTACACTTCTGTTGTATATAACGGCGCTAACACGCCGATGGTGTTTTTTACGAACGCCACCGAGCGCGCTAGGCTGACCAGCGGGGGGATTTTTTTAATTGGAACTGGAACGGCCTCTGCTGGACTTGGGGCGGGGGGTCTTGAGGTAACAGACCGAATTGCGGTTGGCACGGGCAGCGTAGGAACCCCAGCAATTCATTTTGTTGGTGACAGCAACACGGGATTTTATACACCTGCTGCTGACACAATTGGATTTTCTACTGGTGGCTCCGAGCGCGCTAGGCTGACCAGCGGGGGGAATTTTGGGCTTAACACAGATAGCGTTGGATTAAAAACCAACAGAAGCATGGGCTTTCAAGTTAACGGAGGCTGCACACAATTTATAAGTCACTCTACTTCAGACGGTAGCGGTGACTCATACGTTGAATTTGGATATAACGGAACAAAAATTGGTTCTATTACGCAGAGTGGCACTACCGCAGTTTTATACAACACCACTTCCGATCAGCGCCTAAAAACAAACATTGTTGACGCACCTGATGCTGCCGCGTTAATTGACAGTATAAAAGTGCGAAGTTTTGATTGGATTTTAGACGAATCACATCAGCGTTATGGAATGGTGGCGCAAGAACTTGCATTAGTCGCACCAGAAGCGGTGCATCAACCATCTAACCATGACGAGATGATGGCCGTGGACTACAGCAAACTTGTCCCGATGCTGGTCAAGGAAATTCAATCGCTGCGTGCGCGTGTCGCACAATTGGAGTCCAAATAATGTCCGACGCAAAGTTAGAAATGACGCTTGAAGAAGCCGTCGCCATCGTGAATCTGCTGGGTAGCCTCCCGACGAGTCAAGGCGGGTTCCCGCTCTGGCAGAAACTGAAGGCGCAGGTGGAGGCGCAGGTGCCTACGGAAGAAACCAAGCAATGAACACGGCATTTCTTGTCATCTTTATTGGCCTCCAGATCGCCGACATCTGGACAACGCTGACGGCGTTAAAGCAGGGCGGGCGAGAGTTAAACCCTTTCCTCGCCAAACTGTTCAAGCGGTTTGACCCGTTGTCTGTGATGGTGCCGGTGAAGTTGGCGGGCGTATGGGCATTGTGGTACGTCAACCTTTGGGGACTCACCGCCTTAATGTGCATGGCCTATATGTGGGTCGTATTCCATAACCTAGACGAGATTTACGGTAATAAGTGACATGGAAGCGCAGATTCTTTTCAATGTGCTGGTAGGCATAGCGGGCCTATTTGGTGGTTGGATACTGAACAACATCTCCCGATCCATAGAGAAACTGGACGAGGATGTGCGCGATATGCCGCTGACCTACATTACGCAGGACGCATACCACCGCGACCAGCACCGCTACCAGCGCGATATAGACGAAATCAAGGGTATGCTGCGGCTCATCTTTGACCGGCTTGAGGACAAGGCTGACAAATGAATATGCAGAAAGTCGTGGATATGCTGTTCCCGGTGTTGCTCGCTGCGGTGGGCTGGTTGCTGACTGAAATCGCGTCGTTTAACAGCCGACTTCTTTCCATTGAAAGCAAGATGCCCGCGCTGATTACGGCAGAGGGTGTCCCGACCGATAGCCCGATCTCGGCAGAGCGACGGCACAAAATGAAAGAAGAAATTTACGCCGACATCCACGATCTGCAAGTACGGGTCAAGTTGATGGAGGAGCGAGGGAAATGATCCCTGCTGCGCTGCTGCCTATCGTAAAGCCTCTCCTTGCCAACGGCCTTGGGCTAGTGGCTAACGCTGTCCTTGCCAAAGGCAAAAAGGTGGTAGAGGACAAGTTAGGCGTGGAACTGAAGCCTGATATGTCCCCAGAGGACATGGCAAAGGTTCAGATGGCGCAGATGGAACACGAAGAAGAACTGCTGCGCCTACGGATTGAGGAAAACAAACTAGACCTTGCGGAGTTAGAACTGCGACTGAAGGATACGGATTCGGCGCGGGAGCGGGAGGTTGCGATTGCGACCTCTGATAAAGCCCCTCTGTTGAATAAGATCGTGACTCCCGTTCTCGCGCTGTCTATCTTGCTGCTGACCTTTGTGTTGTTTGGCGTTGTCATGTTTGACAACACGCCTGTAGAGACTTCCCGCAAAGACATCCTGATTTACGTTCTTGGTGTCCTCTCTGCCATCGCCACGCAGATCGTGTCGTACTACTTTGGTTCATCGGCGGGCAGTAAGGAAAAGACCGAGCAGTTGAAGGAAGCCTTGAAATGAGCAACGTACAAGAACAGGCTGATTTCCTCCTTGACGTATGCCGTCTGATTAACCGCGCCACAGAACTTGGATTTAAAGTAACGGCGGGTGAACTTTATCGCACCCCCGAACAGCAACAGATATACGTTAAGACGGGGCGTTCCCGCACGATGAACTCACTCCATCTGCAACGCCGTGCGGTAGACTTGAATTTCTTTGTCAATGGTAAGTTATGCTATGACAAAGACACTCTGGCTCCCCTTGGGGCTTATTGGGAGAGCCTCCACCCGCTGAATTCATGGGGTGGAAACGGAGTGAAGTTGGTGGATACACCGCACTTTTCACGCGGAGTGGGGAAACCAGAATGGCGAAGAGTGACCGATACAAAGCCGTCCAGCT